ACATAGATCAGTTGACATTATTCTTGATGAAGTTAAACTGTCAGATAATATTAAAACTAAAATTCGTGAAGAATTTGATAATGTACTCCGTATATTAAAGTTTGATGAAAGAGCGCATGAAACTTTCCGTGCATGGTATATTGACGGAAGGTTATATTATCAAATCCTTATCGATGAAAATAATGTAAAAGCTGGTATTCAAGAATTAAGATACATTGATCCTCGTAAGATTCGTCGTATCAAGAATATCAAAAAAGAAAGAACACCACAAGGTGTTGAAGTTGTAAAAGAAGTAGAAGAATACTATCTTTACAATGACAAAGGAATTACAGAGCAAACAACACATGGTGTTAAACTGGCTCTTGATTCAGTGGTCTATGTTCCATCAGGATATGTAGATCCAAATACTGGTATGGCAATGTCTTATCTTCATAAGGCAATCAAACCAGTTAATCAATTAAAGATGATCGAGGACTCCCTTGTCATCTATCGTATCAGCCGTGCACCTGAACGAAGAATTTTTTATGTTGATGTGGGTAATTTACCTAAGTTGAAAGCAGAGCAGTATGTAACGGACATTATGAATAAGTTCCGTAACAAGATTGTTTATGATGCAACAACTGGTGAAACTCGTGACGATCGTCGTCACTTGTCAATGATGGAAGATTTCTGGATGCCTCGTCGTGAGGGTGGTAAGGGTACTGAGATTACTACACTTCCAGGTGGACAAAACTTAGGTGAGATTCAAGACATTGAATACTTCCAAGGTAAATTATTCCATGCATTGAATGTACCAATTAGCCGACTACAACAGTCTTCTGGTTTTAGCATTGGTCGTTCACAAGAAATTACTCGTGATGAAGTTAAGTTTAATAAGTTTATTGTTAGACTTCGTAAGAAATTTAATGCATTATTTAACAACGCACTTCGTGTTCAGTTAATTTGTAAAGGTATTATCCGTCCAGATGAATGGGATGATCTTCGTGTTGGAATTAAATACGATTACATTGAAGATAATAACTACGCTGAACTTCGTGACAGTGAAATTATGCAAGCCAGAATGGGATTGCTACAAATCGTAGATCCATTCGTTGGTAAGTATTATTCACAAGACTGGGTTAAGAAAAACATTCTTCGTTTGGATGATAAAGAAATTAAAGATATCCAGAAACAAATGAATAAAGAACAGGATATCATGATTCAGCAAGCAACTGTTCAAGGAGAACTTCAACAGGCAATGCAGCAACCAGCGATGGATGCACAGGCTGAACAGCAACAACAGGCAATGCAACAGCAACAGGCTGCACAACCTCAGCAAGATCAGGGTGCTCAAGATCAACAAGAAGCTGATGCTGAAGCGGAACAAGATACACAACAAAGTAAAGGTAAAGTTACCAAATTAAAAACTGGTACTTGGCCAAATTAATAGGAGAATATTATGAGTGAAACAGTACAAAATTTAGTCCAAGCTATTCAAGCTGGCGATGCATTAGAAACAGAACAAGCGTTTGCAAATGCAATGGCAGAAAAGTTATCTGCTCGTTTAGATGATATGCGTCAATCAGTTGCACAAAGTATGTTTGCGCAAGCACCAGAACAAGAAACTACTGCAGAAGAATAATGCATTATCACGAATTTACAAAATCTCTAAAACGATCTGATGTTGTTGAAAGCATTAGATCCTATCTTCAGTTAATCGAAAGAACTGAAGAAGGTAAGGTTTTGATAAATGGTATTGAAACAGAATTTACAAGTTTAGAAGAAGCAAGACAATACATTAAACAAGACTATATTTCACATCAGTTAGAAGAACAAGTATCAAAAGATCTATACGAGGAACTATCAGAACATACTGTCGCTAATATTATTAAAGAATATCACGATATCAAAGTTACCGATACATTAATCGAAAATTATATAAAACTTGCTTCTTCTCACATGTTTAGTGTAGACCCAGTTGTTCAAAGTATTCGTTCTCTTAATAAACTGGACAGATTGGTTGAGGGTAAATTGCACTATGTTCTTAATGATGAGTCGATTGTAACTATTGACGAGCGTACCCAAGTGCGCCTAAATAACTTATTAGATAATCAAACAGAAATTATTGAGTATATGAGAGAGTCAAAAGAGAACTTCTTTCATGTGCTTACAAAATTAGAGGAACAATAAGATGGCAATGACTATCACAACCCTTAAGAATACAAACCAAGAAACTGTGATTCACTTCGCATCTTCCTTGGCAGAGTCTGGCACTATTACTATTGCCAACTTAACTGCTACTACTCAAGCAAGAAATTCTGATACACCTACTGTTAATATTGTTAAATGGCAAATTGCTGGCGAGTTAGCATCTAAAGTTAGCGTTGTTCGTAATAGTAAAAATGTTATTGTATGCGCACCAGAGAATGCTCCTTATGCTGAATTAAATGCGTGGGGTATTCCATTAACAAATGATAATACTTCTGATATCGTTATCACTAATGGTGCTGCAAAAGATGTTACTGGTATTTTAGTTCTCCGCAAAACTGCTGGATGGTCTACTAAAGTTGAAGACGCTACTTATGGTGCTTATGACGATTCAACTCGTGTTGGAGCTTCAACAAGCAAATCAGGTTCTCCAGATAAGGTATAATCATGAGACTAATTAGAGAAGTTTTCGAACAAACAAATACCATTGTTGAGTCTAAACTCGGCAAAGGAAAAGAATATTTTATTGAAGGAATTTTTCTTCAATCTGAACTGAAAAATCGTAATGGTCGTATGTATCCAGAATCAGTTATGGATAATGAAGTAGGTCGTTACATTAAAGAATCTGTCGAAAAGAATCGTGCTTATGGCGAACTTGGTCATCCAGATACTCCTTCCATTAATTTGGATCGTGTATCCCACATGATTGTTAGTTTGCGCAAAGAAGGCACTAACTACATCGGCAAAGCAAAGATTCTAGAAACCCCAATGGGTCAAATTGCACGAGGTCTTTTAGATGGTGGTGCAAACCTTGGAGTGTCTAGCAGAGCACTAGGTTCCCTTCAAACAAATAACGAAGGTGTTCAAATTGTTCAAGACGATTTTATGCTGTCCACTGCAGCTGACATCGTTGCCGATCCGTCTGCTCCAGATGCGTTCGTTAGAGGTATTATGGAGTCAAAAGAGTGGGTCTTTGTTGATGGAAAGTTTGTGGAACAACATATTGAGGAAGCAAAGCGTTCTATTCGCAAGGCTTCTTCAAGCAATTTAGAGGAAGCAAAGATTATTGCTTTCCAAAAGTTTCTGAGTAAAATCAGATAAATTATAAATAATTTAATAGAACTATCCAGTTACAGGAGAAAACGATGTCAATCGAACAAAAAATCGCTGAAATTTTGGCTGAGTCTAAGAAACTAGACGAATTCAAAGTACACGGCACAGAAGGTGGTAAAGATTCAGCTAAAGACGGAGCAGTTGCTGGCAACCAAGCACCGATCCGTGATGCATCTAACAATGTACCAACTAGCAATCCAGCACAAAATGCAGACAATGATCGCAATGATGTAAAAGATCAAAACGATGCAGAGAATGCAACTGATAAAAAATCTAACCCTGCTACTGCTAAAGCAGTCGCTGGCGATCAAGCAGTCATTCGTACAGGTACTAGCGTTAAAGAAGATGTTGACGCATTATTGAATGGTGAAGAACTCTCTGAAGAGTTCCGTGCTAAAGCAGAAACTATTTTCGAAGCAGCTGTTATGACTCGTGTTAAGTCAGAAGTTGCTCGTATTGAAGAAGAATTCGAAGCAAAACTCCAAGAGAGCGTTGCACAGAATGTAGAGGGAATTGTTGAGCAAGTTGATGGATACCTTGGCTATATTGCCGAGCAGTGGATGACACAGAATGAAATTGCCCTAGAGCGTGGTATGAAATCCGATATTCTTGAAGGTTTCATTGGCGGTCTGAAGAATTTATTTGAAGAGCACTATATCGATATTCCTGAAGAGAAATTCGATGTGCTTGGCGAAATGGAATCTAAGATCGATGAATTGGAAGCAAAACTTAACGAACAAGTTGCAGCTAACATTGAACTAAGCAAGACTCTTGCTGAAAGCAATCGCACTGAAATCGTTAAAACTGTAAGTGAAGGATTGACTGATACAGAAACTGAAAAGTTTATGTCTCTTGTTGAAGAACTCTCTTATGAAGACCAAGCTAGTTTTGAAACCAAAGTAAAGACTATCCGTGAAAATTATTTCACAACTAAAGGTTCTGCAGATATTAAATCTGTAGTTACTGATGCTCCAGTAGAAGCATTGACTGAAGAAGTTTCTAAGAAATTAGATCCAGCTATGTCTGCTTATGCTGCACAGCTCAACAAATTAAACAAATAAGGAAATCCAAATGCAATCTCGTCAAGATTTAGTAAAAAAATGGGCTCCGATTCTTGAGCACGAAAGTGCTCCAAAGATTCGTGACAACTATCGTAAAGAAGTAACTGCGGTTCTTCTAGAAAACCAAGAGCGTGAAATGGCTAAACAGCGTGAAGCGTTGTTTGAAGCTGCACCAGCTAACGCTGTTGGCTCTTATGGCGACACTGGCGGTTTCGCTAAGTTTGATCCAGTAATGATCAGCTTGGTTCGTCGTGCAATGCCACAAATGATCGCTTATGATGTTTGCGGTGTACAACCAATGACTCAACCAACTGGCTTGATCTTCGCAATGAAGTCACGCTACTCTACTCAAGGTGGTACTGAGGCTCTATTCAACGAAGCTGATACAGACTTCGCTGGTACAGGTACTCACTCTGGTGCTTATGACTTCGGTGGTTCTGAAACTACTGGTACTGGTCTAGCAACTTCCGATGGCGAGCGTTTAGGTCAAGGTGGTGTTGGTGATGGTTCTTTCGGTGCTATGGCTTTCTCTATCGAAAAGACTTCTGTAACTGCAAAGACTCGTGCTTTGAAGGCAGAATACTCTATCGAATTAGCACAAGACATGAAATCTGTTCATGGTCTTGACGCTGAAGGCGAATTAAGCAACATTCTCTCTACTGAGATTCTTGCTGAAATCAACCGTGAAGTTATCCGTACTATCTACCAAACTGCTAAGCCAGGTGCTCAAGTTGGTGTTACTACTGCTGGTACTTTCGACTTAGACACTGACTCAAATGGTCGTTGGTCTGTTGAAAAATTCAAAGGTCTAATGTTCCAAATCGAGCGTGAAGCCAATGCAATCGGTCAACAAACTCGTCGTGGTCGTGGTAATGTTATCATCACTTCAGCTGATGTGGCTTCTGCCCTAGCAATGGCTGGTGTGTTAGATTATTCTTCTGGCTTGTCTGGTAAGAATGACCTAACTGTTGATGATACTTCAACTACTTTCGCTGGTGTATTGAATGGTAAGTACAAAGTTTATGTTGACCCATACACATCTAATGTGTCTTCAACACAATTCTTCGTTGTTGGCTACAAAGGCGCATCCGCTTTTGACGCTGGCTTGTTCTATTGCCCATATGTTCCATTACAAATGGTTCGTGCAGTTGATCCTAACAGCTTCCAACCAAAGATTGGTTTCAAGACTCGTTACGGTCTAGTTGCTAACCCATTCGTTAACTTGGACGATGGCACTTCTGGTCAAGACAACTTGACTGCTGATGTGAACTACTACTACCGTCGTGTTAAGGTTACTAACCTAATGTAATCGAGGTTCGGCTTGGTTATGAATTAAGCCGACACTAAGAAGCGGTATTTTAGAGGGATCTTCGGATCCCTCTTTTTTATTCCTAAATAATAGTATAACAATTACTTTGAAGAGACAAAATGGCTGGTACACTTACATGCCCTGTTCCAACTAATATTACTCCATTATCACCTAATGGGTTCATGTTTAACATCACCAAATTACCTAATCTGTCATTCTTTTGCCAGCAGGTAAATATTCCAGGTATCACTCTTGGTGCTCCAGAATTTGGGAACCCATTTAATGTACAACCAATTCCAGGTGAAACATTAACATATGATCAACTCACTGTTCAGTTTCTAGTTGATTCTGATATGGCAAACTACAAAGCAATCTACAACTGGATTATCGCTTTAGGTTTCCCACAGTCTTATGATCAGTATATCACATTTAATGCGAATGACAATTTTAATTATTCTGAGTTAGCAAAGAATTACTCTGATGCTACTCTGCAAATCCTTAATGGTAATAATGAAACTGCTCAA